CTTGCCTTCATTCATCAAGGATGAGGTGTCCATTTTGTTTAGAGAGGACAGCCTTCGGGCTAAGTTGTTCAATGGGAGGACCCTGGTCAGCGGTGTATTCAGAGGCACCGTTGAAGTCGGGGACCATCTCTTCCCATACGATAAGGCGTCAGAGTTGTCAGCAGAGGATTGGGAGGCCAAGAGGGAGATTTTATTCTCTCTCGCGGCTTCCTGGTCCTCTATTGATTTCTCTGAACTTCCTAAGTGCAGGCAAGTCCCGATTAGAGAACGTGGTTTCAAGACTCGAGTGGCAACACCCCTCGAGGCTCCATTCCGTTACCTTTTGGGCGTCGTGAACTCAGGGTTACTTTCCGTACTGGAGAGCATGCCCGAGGTCACTAACGCCCTTCATGGCCGTCCGGCTGAAAAGCTCGACTGGACAAGAGGCAAACGGCGGAACCTTGTCTTGAGCGCTGACCTGAAAGCAGCGACTGACCACTTTCCACAGGACTTGATGTTGGATGGAGTCGATGAGTTAAGCTCTCAATGGCCGACCGAGATTCGGCAATTGGCTTTGAGAGCAGTCGGTCCGCATGTACTTCTCTCCTTTAACAAGGAGGAAGAAGTGACCACTTCGCGGGGGATCCTCATGGGATCACCTGTGTCGTGGCCTCTCCTTTCCATCTACTCGGCCTGGCTCCACTCGGAGTCGGGTTCGGACGGATGGTTCGGTGTTTGCGGGGACGACTATATCGGCTGCCATACACGTTCGTCTTTAGCTAAATATAACTCAATCCGGCTAAAGACTGGTGCAGTACCGTCTCCTGGGAAGGATATGGTGGCACCCCAGTTTGTAGGCGTCTTCGCTGAAGACTTAGTGACAGTGGCTCGAGGTCGGGTCCACAATACCGTATCGGTTCGGGCGGTATTGGGGGATTCGAAACCTGATCAGCCATCCTGGGCGCAAGGCCCAGAGATAGCACAGGCCCTCAGTTACTTGAAACTATCACCTACAATTGCTGGACGTGTGTGTCGTAGTTTGCACAAGACTACTTACCAGCAGCTTTCGCGTGCTTCTATCGACCCTTGTGCACCGCGCTGGTGTGGAGGAGCCGGGTTCCCCGGCATACCCACACAGAGCAGTTATGTCTGTGCTCGTCGTATGGTGAGCCAAAGCCCAAAACTGGTTATCACGTGGGTAACCGAATTTGAGGCTGCATGGTCACTGACAGGCACAAGCCGAGACATAACCGATGCGGTTCGGGAAGATATTGAGAGGCACACAGATTCACAATGGAATGACGGAACTCCAGGGAGATGGGGGCCCCTTCGGGACGTTGTGGCGTCTCGAATGGCAACCCTCTCCTGGCCATTCTACCTCGCTGGGGCTGCAAAGCTCGAGCCGAGGGTTAGCTTTAGTTCCGTCAGGAAGAAGATTGGTAATGTTAAGGCAGCCATAGCCACTCGGGGCTATTGGGTTTCTGCCGATGAACCAATCCGAAGCGGTGAAGCGCTCGGCGCGATGCTCAATAACTTAGAGCCTCGCTCAAAACCGATCCGCTTTTCCTCCATTGCACTTCGAGTTATTCTCGTGGGACCCTTCGTGGATCCGCTTTTCGTTCGGAAACGAAAGCTTGATGCCGTTGGGGGCCCCGAATGGGGGTCTTCTCCTGGAAAGAAGAAGATCCCGAGACTAACTACCTGTGGTGAATACCGTGTTGGGTAATCGCTGCAAGGCTTCAAACTCCCCGGATAGGGAGGGAGATTCCTCGTGTGGTAAGGTCACGTGACTCACATAAGTGTGCGTACGTTGTCGTGGGAGCATCATGGTATGGAGTGGACTACCACAAGAATGACGTGGTGGGGAAAGCGCAATTTGTAAGTCGCGATTACCTCGTATAGCCGGCACTCACCGGTACTATACAGCCATTGATTATGTCTAACCAACCGCC